AGTGGAGCCCCCAGCAGGTTATTGCTGAAGAACTGGTTCTGACAGGCGCAATGCATGCCGAAGAATGAGAGCTTCAGCTTCGAGCTCTTATCGTAGGAATTTCGTACCTCGACCCCGAGCATCACTTCACTACCCTGCGGGGTAGCTACCTTCATGTCAGGGGTGTACCAGCGCTCTACGTAGGTACGTCCAGTCCATGTGACACTCGTGCTTGTATCCGAGTGATGCGGGGTTGGAACGAATGACATGCCGGTACGTGCCATGGTGCGCATGGCAAGTTCCCGTGCCTGCGCGTTGGGGATCAACTGGTACCCCAGTGAGTGAACCACCTGGGTACCCGCGGGTACATCCCAGCGATCAACTTCCGGGCATTGGATCTCGACGAACACCTTGTCCGTCGGCCTACCATCGTGCATAATAGACGTGAGTCTTACTGGTGCGAACGGATCTGCGTTCACCATGCGGAGTGATTCGATTGCGATTTTGTCTTGTGTGTTACTCATATTTTTGTTTGTATTGTGTTTGTTTTTGCTATCTGCGATTTTTAAGTTTTGAATACGATACGTAAAGGGGAGCGCGTAATGCGCACCCCAGTGCTGTCACCGGAAAATCCGGGACAGCATAATGAAAGCACCCACGCAGAAACCCAGAGGGGGGTACATGTAGGCACCGATGCATATAACACCGGCGCCAACTACCCCGGCAAACGTCTGCCGGGATGCCGTGGCGTTTATACGCTCCCTGAGATCTTCAGCGGCCACGGCCGAGGCATCGGCCGCGGTCTTGGCGGCCGATGCCTGTGCAGCAGAACTATTTGGATCAGCTACTGTGTCCCAGTAGTTCTGCTGACAAGCACGCAGGTTACTGTCGATAACCTGTTCTTGATTGCATGCTACCGTGGCGGGCCACGTTGTAGCATAGAGCAGGGAGGCCGCCCCTGCGATTACAGCTACCGCTATCGCGATGACGGTAGCCAGTAATAGACCCTGGGTCCCCAATAGAACCAGGGTACCCACGACGAGTATAACAGGCATATTATATCTCCAGGATGTCATCTTCCGAGACATCCTCGTTTTCATGTTCGTCCCCCTGTTTCCGGGGGGATAACCGGGACGGGCCCAGTTTGTCGGCCGCTTGCTCCGCGGCTTCTTCCACGGATTCTTCCACGGATTCTTCCGCGGCGTAGCGAGCAGCCTCTTTGGCCGCTTCTTTGGCCGCTTCTTCAGCCGCTTCTTCAGCCGCTTGCGCGGCGGCGAGACGTCTAGCAGCTGTTGCAGCCACTAGACGTCTCGTCTCGTTCTCCAGCTGCCTCACCTGCCCGGTGTGGTAGCTGTTTGTCTTGCGCCCGACGAGCGCAAGAAGCCCGAGGCCTAGCAGAACCAAAACAATTCCTGCCATATTCCTCCTTTACCTTTATCAGGTTACTAATGCGTATACTTGCCCGACAACACTCGTCGTCGGTATAAGCGAAGTATACACAAAATCGATACACAACATAGACGAGCAGCAGAAACAGGGGTAGGCTAACCATGGGGGATCCACTTTTCCATTCTGTATTCTGTACGTCTATGGGTCTTCGAGGTCTTTGTGCCGTAGCGCGGGAATGCGGTATCCGGGGCTGCTTCCGCAGCACACGGGGTACCTATTCTCACCGCACGGCGTAGCCGATATTCGCGGCTCGACTTCGAGACGTTTGAAACGTTTAAGACTTGCGGGGTGGGATCGATTTGATTAGATCCTGTATCTTCTTGCTCTGCCATATTCATCCTCCTGGGCGGTACTTATTGACTCGGGGCGTATAATTTCGTATTCTTCCTCCATACATGAAATCAACAACCGCGAACACTGTATCACACCAAGGACAGAAGACGCAAGCGTCAGTCCCACCTCTCCAAGACCACGGCACGATGCTGCCCATGATCGACCAAGCTCTCGATAAGTACCTAGGTACCCCGGAGCCTGGTTCTTCTTCGTTATCGTCAAACCGTTCTGCTGCTCCTGTTGAGCATCCTGACGGTCAAAATCTGCCTGCATTGTCGTCCTCCGACTTGCAATGTATCAGTGACTATGCAAAACTACCGGAAGCAGAAACTGCGATACGCAGTATCCACAGGGCGGAATTTTTGCCACAACTGTTCAAACTACGGGGCAAGCCATTTTCGCTCGACAACCATGTTCAGTTTCGAGCTATGTATGACAGTGAATACGTTAAAGATATACTGTTTATATGTGGACGGCAACTCGGCAAGTGCCAAGGTGTTGATACCGAGGTACTTACGACGAATGGTAGACTGGTTAGACTGGGGGACATTCAGGTAGGCGACACTGTGTTGGCAAAGGACGATAATTTTAAGTTCGTACCCCGCAAAGTTACCGATAAATTTGATCAGGGGCGGAAGAAATTGATTTGTATCAAGACCCGGATGGGGGCCGAGATCGAAGTGACACGAGAGCACCGTCTGCTGACGGCTACCGGTTTTCGTTGCGCGGGTACCTTCCACGTCGGAACACGGATTGGTACCCCGCGAAAATGCGGAGAGTTCACCGGGGTGGTAACACCCCCGCGTGACCGTGTGGCGTTGACCGCCTATGCGGTCGGGGACGGATGCTGCAGTCAGCCGGGCGCCATAGGCATAACAACCGCAGCGTCCGAGGTAAAATCAGCGTTAGCCGAATTGCTGGTAGATCACTATGGCGTTAGCCCGGATAAGCGGACCAAAGACTGTGTCTCGGTAAACGTCCACCGAGCCCACCCCCTGCACTCTTGGCTCGAAGAAGACGGGCTCGTGGGCCATTACTCCTGGGAGAAGTTCATACCTGACTGGGTATTCGGGCTCTCCCGTGAAGACACCACACTCTTCGTCGAAAGTCTATGGGCTACCGACGGTTCGATAAAGGCATACAAGGGGTTCCCATCGATTACGTACTGCTCTACGTCCCGAGCTATTGTTGACAGCCTGCGTTCCCTACTGCTTAAGTTCGGCATCGTGTCCAGCGTCAGAACTAAGGGTACCGGGTACACAAAGGATGATGAGTGGCATGTCTGTCGCCAAGCCTACGAGCTTAGGGTTGAAGGGTACGATAGCCAGGTCCGCTTCGTAGAGACGTTCCAGGTACCTGGGAAACCCGCCCCTACGTTTAAAACGTTTAAAGCGTGTAGGCGCAATAGTAACCGAGATACCCTTCCGCGGGCGACCCAGGAGTTATTCAACAAGTTGCTCAAGCCCATCCTGCACAATAGGGGAGACTCGCTACGCACCGCGGGCCTACGCCTCACGCTGAGGTACCCACCGTCTATAGACAAGGCCCGCAAGTACCTGGAGTTCGCAGCAGCACATGGTCTGTCCGATACGCAAGAGTACCGGGACCTTAGTCTCATGGTGCTAGGGGACGTGGCCTGGGACGAGGTCGTCGCTATCGAGGACGCCGGAGAGCACCAGACCTATGATCTTGAGATCGAAGGCGACCACAATTATGTCGCGGACTTCATCGTATCTCACAACTCGATTAACCTATCACGATCTGAAGTTCTTGATCTTATAAGTATCCCACAATTGCAGATACTCTATGTTGCACCCCTACAACAGCAGACCCAGCGGTACTCGACGTTGTACCTTCTGGAGGCCATACAGTCGTGTGCGCTGGCGCGTCAGCTTCAGTCGCCTGAGCTGGATGGGGTGCTCTCTGACTCTAAGATCTTAAAGTCAGTGGGCCATCAGTCTTTCGCTACTGGTGCCGGCATTCAGTTGACCTATGCGAAGACGTCGTCTGACCGGGCCCGCGGTATTTTTGCGGACCGTATTGATTTCGACGAAATCCAGGATCAGCTTACGGACAATATTCCTGTGATCTCGGAGTCGTTAACCGCGTCTGAATGGGGTGTACGCCGTTTCACGGGTACCGCCAAGACTGCGGATAACACTATCGAAAGCCTATGGCAGAAGTCTGCCAAGTGCGAGTGGGCTATACCCTGCTCCGGGTGTAACACCTGGGCCATTCCGAATGAGGACGGCCGGGTGCTTGACATGATCCAGGCCGACGGTATCCACTGCGTGCACTGCGGGAAGAAGCTTAACCCGCGTGACGGACAATGGGTACCCGCGTACCCCTCACGTATGAACGAGTTCCGGGGGTACCATATACCACAGATCGTGGTACCTGCCATTGTAGAGAGTAAGGAAAAATGGCGTAACATCATCCAGAAGGTGATGAACCTGCCACTGCCACTACTCATGCAGGAGGTACTGGGTATCTCGTACTCCGTGGGGGCGCGTATTATCACCCAGGCTGACATTGATCGTCAGAGCGTACTCCCACCGATAGCAGAGCTACAGAAAAAGCTGCGGGACTACACCTTGACGGTATCCGGGGTAGACTGGGGTGGAGCGGAGCAGTCATCATTTACCGTTCACACCATTATCGGTATACGTCCTGACGGCCGTATCGATACCCTATGGTCTCGACGATACGTCGGCTTCGACCCCGACGAAATGCTTGCACAAATTGCTAAAGCGCACAGGTGGTACAAATGTGCTATGATGGCCGCCGACTACGGCATGGGGTTTGACAAGAATGTGATGCTTGAGAAGCGCTTCAACATCATTGTCATCCAGATCTTCTTATGCCGTCAGAATCGTCTGCTCGCATATAGCCCAACCCTGGGGCAGCACCGATGGACGGTGGACAAGACCACAGCAATGGAGGTCATGTTCCTGGCCATTAAGTACGGGCGTATATTCTTTCCCCCGCAAGACGAGTTCGAAATCTACACCCGTGATCTTCTGTCCCCGTATGAGCAGGTCACAGAGAGCGGGGGACTGGCACATCGAATGTTCGTGCGCAATCCATCACAGCCGGACGACTTTGCCATGTCGTTATGCTTTGCGTGTATGCTGGCCATGCAGATGGTCAACAGCAGCATGATGGACCTGATCCCAGCCAGCGCCTTTGGCGGCGGACAGACAGGAAGTGGCGCACCAGCCATCGTAAACGTTGACCCGGCGGATGTGCTCGCAGCATTGTCCGTGGGATAATCGTATGCTAATCGTATACTAATCGTATACTAATCGTGTACTAATCCCGCGTAATCGTCCGATTAGCATCTGAACGTCGGGCGATAATCGTCCGATTAATGTCCGAATAATGTCCGAATAATGTCCGAAAGTATTGGGGTATTTCGGACATTACTCTACAACCGTGAGAAGCAAAGGTGTATAGCAATGACCTGACAAGTCACTCTGTAATGGCAAAGCACATACACACTATGTTATACCCTGTTTTTGGGCATAATTAAGCCGTAAATAGCACCTTTTCGAACTATTTACGGCTTATGTGTATACTACGCTTTTTTACTTAACCAGGTTGACGTACAGGTCACAGAGCTTCACATACCGCTTTACACGCCACTGAGCGAACAGCTTTTGCAGACTCCACTTAGCGTACTCACGCTCAATACATATTTCGGAGTTGATACCCAGGTTACGATTGTATATCAGAAACTCGGCTTTGGTACCCCCGGAGTCATAATCGATATCGTGAACGAGTACCGCGGGCAGGATACGCTTGTTCAGGCGGGACAGGCTGTCACGCAGCTTTGCTGGGAACCAGTCCGGCCCCACACCGTTGTACACAGCGGCGAGACGGGTATCCGAGTAATCGGATAACTTATCGATTCCGACCAGGGCGTAGGCCCTGGCCTTGAGTCTGAGCTCTATCACGTCGCCGACGGATAGGATGCAGGCACCATGTTCTGTAGGCATATTTTACTCCAAGGTAAGATCAAGGGTGTAGGTGACGACTGTAGAGGTCTTGTCAGCAGAGATGACGTACTGATAAGGTACCCCGGAGACAGTCAGAGTGAACGCCTTGTACCACTTGGTGGGGTCAGCCAGCTCCATTGCGGCTGTACTAACAGTATCCAATTCGGTTAATATGCTCGCAGCAAATTCCGCTGGAGGATGAAGGAACGCAAAGTTATTGTATGTTACCCAGAAATAGTTTGCAATTTCGCTGGCCGAAACTGTAACTTCGGACGAAGCACTGATAAACATTGCGTTAATCTCTCCCTCTGATAGTGTACCTTCCAGCAATAGTGCCTCTTTTTCAGTCGCTGTTAACATTCGGTACGTACCAAGATAGGCCCCCCCGCTTGCTGGTGCCACTAACTCATAAGCCGCATCATGGCTCAGGTAGTCGT